AAAATGCTCGCTTTTTTTAATTTGCTCCCATAATTTGATGACAAGACCGCAAAAGGTCATTATCAAAATTAGAAATTTTAGGGCCTCGTTCATATCTAAAATGCTGGCAAGCGTTCCGATAATGCCAAGGCCAAGTACTTGCTCAAATGGGGGAATATGGTTCATTGAATTAAATGCATTTCGTTTACCAAAAATAAGGCATTTTAAAGGAAATAAAAAAGCGCTATTTCTAGCGCTCTTTAATCTCGGTAATGGTTTACTATTACTTTTCGCTCAACGCCTCAAATAACGGCGCTAAAACAAGTACTGTAAAGCCTTTACCCTTTACCTTGTCCTTAATAAGATCAGCGTCCGATTTGGTCATTTCAATCTCGCCATCAGAATAGTAAATTTTCTTGGCCAACTCGTAAACGCGAATCGGGTCGTCTTTTTCCTCGGCGGTAAACAAAGCGTTACCTACTAACTTGGACAATAGCATTGGCTCGCCCTGGATTGCGTTGCCTTCGATGTCTTTAATCTCAATTGCTAAATTGACTTTCATATAATGGTGAGGTTTAATTTTTCGGCAATATAGGAATAAGCCGCGTCGTTTGAATCGTCCCAGTTAATATAATCTTCGCCGCTCATTGTAACGTTTCCGTCTGCAAGTGTTTGACCTATAACCAAAGGCATTGCCTCCGTTCCTTCTCCGCTTGAGCAAAGTTGATAATAAAAGGAGCAAGACGATTCGAGGTTATCGTTAATAATTACGGCGTTTAATAAGTTAGCCTCTTGGCTTTCGCCGTTTTTCCAGATTTGGATAGGTTCAATTGATTTCATACGTTTTTTTTATTTAAAGTTATGCAATTTTTAAAGTTCCAGAATCGCTATAAACGTCACCGCTAGAAAGTCCAGCGGACGAGGTTGGTAAACCTACAATTCGCAATTTACTTGCTCCGCTTGTTGCCGTTCCAATCAAGACGTTGCCGCCAGAGGTTATTCGCATTCGTTCGGAGCCTCCAAAAGGAGTAGTTGCACCTGTGTTAAAAATAATATCTCTATTTTCAACAGAAAATTCCAGTCCATTACCCGTTCCTTTATTTACGCCAATCCAAGCATTATCTCCACCAGCACCATCGCTTGTAATTTGCAAAGCAGTACCTACACCACTGGAAGTTGCAAGATTAGTATACAAATGCAAAAGTTGACCCGGACTAGCCGTACCAATCCCAACGTTGCCGCCGTTAGTTATATATAATGGCAAAACTGAGTCCGTACGGTTGTTAAAATAAAAACCAGCCGTGTCCGTTCCAATTGCCCAACGTTTACCAGCGCCAGTTCTTGCCCAAGTTATTTGGTATTCGTTTGAGGTTTCAACGTGTAGCCTTTCTATCGGACTCGCCGTACCAATCCCAACGTTTCCGTTGTTTAAAATAGTCATTGCGGAGGTATAAGTAGCGTTAACCTCTGCCGTGTTGTTCGCTGTAACTAAAAAGTTTAGACCTACTCCACCAATAGCGGCATCTCTTAATGGCTGAACCTTAGAACCACCAGCAACGGTTGTTCTTATAAATTCAATACCTCCTGTAAATAATGAACTTGATAGAGTCGAAACTACTTTAATTCCATTTGTACTATTTGTTCCGTTGTTAAATGTTGCTATATCGCTGAACGTACTCGTCCCACTAACCTGCAACCTCGCTCCGTTGTCTGTGGTTGTGCCGACTAGGAGGTTGCCTCCGCTTGGTTGTAAACTTAACGGTAATGCGGTTCCAACGCCATCGCTTGTTTGAATCCAGCCAGCAAATGAGCCAGACGCTAACGCGCCAATAGTTACGTTTGCATATCCTCCACTTTGATAAAATCTAGCGTATGCATTTGTCCCTACTAAGTTTGGACTAGCAGCAGAGCCTAAAACGTCTAATTTGTTGCTAGGACTATTTATCCCAATACCAACTCCAGTCCCATTGTCAAAAACTTGGGAGTTCCCAATCGTGCTTGCTCCCGTAAACTTAGGCAAGTAGTTAGTCGTGCCTGTTCCCGTGACTGGGTTGGTTAAAGTAGAAACTGAGCCGTCTGCCATTAGGTATTGGCTAGACGTTCCACCGCTTTTTATAATTGACGAAGCCGTAACAGTACCAGAAAAAAAGCCAGCACCTTCAACGTCTAAGGAAACCGTTGGAGTTCGACCTATTCCAAGCCTTTTAGAAAAGTCATTCCATTGAAAAAGAGAATCCGAGGTAATAGTTCCGGAGCCGTTCCAATAGGCAACTCTTCCAGCCGCTCCAGTTCCAGTTACTGGGTTAGTTAAAGCGTTCTGCTTATTGTTAAAGGTAGTCCAATCCGCTGAACTTAATGCGCCTCTATTTGTAGCGCTTGCAGTAGGCAAGTTAAACGTATGCGTTGCCGTTGCGCTTGCAATGTTAAAGTCCGTTCCAGTTGTCCCAGTCGCAAAGTTTTGCACTTGAGCCGTTAACCCATTTAAAGCCGTTAAACCAGTTGTAAACGTGGTTATAATCTGGCATAAATGGTTATTTTCAGTATGCATCGTAATTGTACGACCTGAATGCGTAACGTAATAGCGAACCGCCAACCTATCCGTTAAAGCCAAAGTCGTTGTAGGTACTGCAAGGCTAGAGAAATAAGCGGTTATATTTGTTCCAAATGCAATTAACTCAGGCGCTGAACTGTTAGAGGCTATTAAAGTAGCCGTTCCGCCTGAATTTACCTTGTAAAGTTCAACGTAAAACGTAGGTGAACCGCCACCACTTGACGCGCTAAAGTAGGTTTCAAAGTTCCAGTTACCTCCGGGAATCTCTAGCAAATTTGGGTCGCCAGCATCGGTAATAAATGAGACAATATAGCCGTCTGCATTAATTGTAAAATCCGTTCCCGCTCCTAAAATGGGAACTTTATTTAATTCCTTATAAGCAACTCCGCCAATTGTCCCTTGGTTAACTGATCCGTTCAAGTAGTAACTAATTGACGAACCGCCTCCACTTGCCTCTGGGAAATCGGCCAAAGAGCCGTCGCCTCGAATGTATTGCGCAACCGTTCCAGCGCCAGTTACGGCAAGCGTTCCAGCCGTTGTTACTGGACTATTTGCAACGTTAAAAGCCGATGGCATAGTTAAACCTACAGAGGTTACTGATCCAGTCCCGTAGGCCGTGGAATCAATCGAGCCGTCCGCCTTTAAGAATTGCGAAGAAGTACCTCCAGCCTTTACAAATTGGCCAGCCTGTATTGTTTGCGCTCCAAGGTTAACAGTTGTTACGGCTCCAGTATAAGGCACAAAACCGCCGCTGGAGTTTTCCCATTTACTTGTTGAGGAATTATAAACCAAAACCTGGCCGTTACTTGGCGAAACAATTGAAACGTCGTTTAAATCGTTCAAGTCCAAATTGCCTTGGTCGGTGTTTTCCCATTTACCAGTAACCGAGTCATAACGCAAAATTTGCCCATTGGTCAAACCGCTAATCGCAACGTCGTTTAATTCGTCTAAATTCTCAGGTAAACCGCTTAAAAATGTGGCCTTTGTCGTCTGTTTATTTACGCCGCTTTGCCAAATAAGAATAATATCTGAATCGCCAACAGTTGTTGCAATCGGGAAATCTATAAATCGTCTATTTGCCATTTTTAGGAAATTGGGTAAACGTAAGCCGTAGGTACTTGTCCAAAGGTAATGCGCGCAACGCGCGTTGCAAAATCGTACTCCCAGCCAATTACTTGCATTCGCACCGTAGTATAACCAGAATAATTAAGAGAAACCGGTAAATAAGCGTTGCCTATTGTCTCGCCTTTGCGTCTAAACGAACCCTCTAAACGATAACTTAAAGCGTTGTAAAGAGTCAAGACATTACGAGCGTAACAATCGCGCAAAGTAGGCGAATAACCGCCCAAAAGCGCTTGATTTTCAAAGGAAATATTTGTTTGAGCGTAGGTAATTGTCCCGTTAGCATTGACTTGCAAAAGAAACGTCGACGTCTGGTAATTATTGCCGTTGCTATCTTTCAAGAAAACTTGCAATTGTACGTTTGCCTCTCCTGTGTAATCGTAATTTGTAAATGTTACGGTTAAATTTCTTTGCGTGCTGCTAATTGTCGTAACAATCGGCAAAATTGCCGTCCCAATTGGCGGAACTCCGGACAAACTAGAAACTAAAACAAAGGTCGAATCGATAGTAAAACCAGACGCCGCAACAAATTGCCGCTGGTATTGACCATTTACAACGCCTCCGGTAAAGTCTAGCGTATTGGCGCCCAATGTATCGGTCAATCTATTAACTTGCGTAACCGCTCCGCTTGGGACTTGGATAATGTTAGGCGTTGACGCTAGAGATTTTTCAACAAAAACAATTGCTGGCAAGTCGCCAATCTTTAGCCAGTTTTTTGACGCGGTAATGCATAGATCGCTAAAGGTTAAATCGTCTTTGCGTATGCTTGTATACGCGCGCGCGGTTTCGTATACTTTGTCCACGCTGCTTGGATTTCTTTTACCTTCAAAAATTGGGATAATTTTAACTCCGGTAACCGTAGCGCTACCAGTTGGCCCAAAGTACTTTAACTCAACAGACAAAAAGCCAGCCGTTGGCAATACAAAAGAAGTTAATTTAAACTTTCGTTTATCGTTGTCTTTAGTTGAATAGTAGACGAAAGTATTATAGGTCTCATCCCATTGCAAAAGGTTAAACGAACCCACTAAAGTAGTACCTAAATAGCGGTCAGTTCCTCCTGAGTCGACGTGCTTTACTGCTATAGCCATAGCGCTAGCCGCAGTCAAGTAATCAATATCAACTTCTAAATCCAAAGACAAGCCAGCAAAGTCCAGGAAAACAGGTTTAGAGGTAATTGGCTGGTCAGTTTCCTCACCGTTTGGCACAAATCTAATGTCCCAACTAACACCTTGCTCGTTGTCGTAACCAGTTGCTTGCGGAATATTGTTAGGAAATATTTGAATTATAGGCGTGTCTTCGTCTGGCGTAATTGTCCAGTCGTAAGGCTTATATGGCCCTTCCAAAAACCAAGAATCCTCGTTAAACGATTCGCCATTGGTAACAATTGACTGGCCCAAATCGCCTTGCGTTAACGTCAGTTTTTTAATAGGTCTTTGATATTGCAGCAACTGGTCAGCGTTTACCGGAATCCATTTTGTATTTACTCCGTTTTGATCTCCAACAACTTCTGGCGTGTTGCCTTCATTGGAATAACTAACCATTATTCGATTAGCGCCATCGTCGGCCAAAGCCACAAATTTACTCTCGCCATACTCTACGCAAGTCCACGTTGTCAATGCTGGCGCCGCAACAAGTTGCCACGTTATCCCGTCCGTGCTAATTGCTATTCTATTGCTTAAAGATTGACCAACGGCGACAAATAAGCCATTGCCGTAAGCAATGCCAAAAGGCGAAAATTCCAGCGTTGAATTTGTCCACGTTATGCCGTCAGTTGAGTAATTCTTGCCAGTTGTAAATTTCCCGTCTGCAAAAATAATACTGTTGGAGTTTGGTGTTACCGCTATGCCTGTCCAGTTAATGCCATCGGTCGAATACATTGTGCGGTTGGTTCCATTGCTAGAAATAGCAACAAATTTGCCGTTGCCATACGCAACAGATTGCCAATCATTGTTTGCCGCTGGCGTTCGTTGTGTCCAGTTTATGCCGTCTGGCGACGTTGCCAAACGATTCACCGCGCCGCTATTAGCAACTGCAACAAACAAGCCGTTGCCGTAGGTTATGGCCTTTAATTGTATCTGAAAACTTGGATTATACCTTGTCCAGGTTACGCCATCGGTTGAAACCTGAATATTTGTTATTAACGTGCTTCCGGATAACTCACCTCCAACCGCTACAAATTTGCCGTTTGCGTAAATTACGTCCGATAAACCAAAGGAGCCAACGGTTGCGCTTGTCCACGTTACGCCGTCGTTTGAATGCATAATGCTAAACGAGCCGTTTGATACGGCTACAAATTTGCCGTTGCCGTATGCTATGCCTCTGTAAGGATTAGCCGTAATACTTTTTAAATACCAAGTTTCAGCGGAATCGACCGCGTTATTTTGGTAACTTTCCTTTACTGCGTAGGTATTCCAGTCGTGAACGTAAATCGTTGTCGTGTCAATGTTTCTAGATATTGCACGCTGAATAATCCAGCGGCCGTTTCTTTGAAACAAAACCCAGCCCATTGTTTTGCAAATCTCCAGCAAGAAATCGAAAGCGTTAATACCTAATTCGTCAAAGGTAAACTCTTGGACTAACAAATTCTCGCCAACAGTTTGCGCAAAAATGGACTTGGTGTTGTCCATTACAAGGCCCTCATAAAGGTCGTTACAAATCTCAAAATCTAACTCGAGGTCTAGAGTATTAAGTTGGTCAAAGATTAACTCGCCTAAATCCGTGTCTACGCTTGGGCCTGTTAAAGTAATTTCCTTTAATTGAGCCAAGCCGTCGGTCGCAGTAACGACAACCGGGTAAGGCGGGTCTTGGAATGGCTCGCCAGTTATGTCGTTTAACAAGTAGCCTTTAAATACAACGTCGCCTTGGAATTTGTGAATAACCAAAAACTCGCGGTCTGAGTAACTAAAGAAATTTCTAAAATCGGTAACGTCAGTCGAATAAAAAGAAACCGTAAGCGTGGCCGACATAATGCTGGACGTAATGTCTTCGTTATCCTCGCGCTCGTATGTGTGCGTCGCTGGTACGTCTGTTGCAATTAATTCCGTTGACGTGCCAACAAAGCCGTCTTGGTATATTTCGACAACGTTGGAAAAGTCGTCAATATCTTTAAAAGGTATTGTATATTTTAGACCGTATGCCATTGCTTAGAATTTTCTCGCCCGTGTTTTGTTTGCTCTGTTAAGCGTTCCAACTAGATTGTCGCCGCTAATTGTAAAGGTAACGTTTCCGCCCATCATATTTTGCAACTTTGACAAAGGCGCAATTACTTCCGGATTTGTTCGCGCTCCAGTATATTCACCAACCAAGGCTGGCGTTGGTCCGCTGACAATACCGCCGTTTGCAAAAGGTGTTAATCCACCAATTCCCATACTAGACCCGCCTTTTAAAAGCGCTCCAAAACCACTTTTGGCGCCAGCGGCTTTACCCGCAGACATTACCGCGCCACCGGTTAAAATGTTTAACGTTATCGCTGCGGCAATAGCAGCCGCAAACCTTAAAACCATTTGTTTTAAAGCGTCAAAAATGCCTTGGAAACTAATTTTTCCAGTCTCAGCAAGTTGTCCAAGCGCCTGGCCAAACATATCGCCAACCATTAAAGCGGCATTCATATTTTGCGCTACCAATTGAGTCTCGTAAGCCATTTGGCTTTGAGCCGCAGCCGCCAAGTTAAGCCTTTCAATTGCGTCTTCTGGTATTATAATACCTGGCATCGTTGCAGCGATTTGCTTATTCATTGCCAAAATGCTAGACGATGCGTTTTGAATCATTGCCAAACGCTCCGGAGTTACTTGCTTAGATACGTCCGTAGGCTGCCCACCAAATGCGTCTCGACTTCCAACCTTTTTAAGAGTCGCGTCTTGGTTTTTAAGAAATTCTTCGGCTTCTTTTCTTAGTTGCTTAATTCTTTGTTCGTGCGCTCTTTGTCTTGCCGCCGCTTGCTTTTCTACTTCCGCAGTGTTTTGCTTAGTTGCTGCAGTTGTTGCCGACGTAGAAGTTGCAAGCATTGCCTCAGAGGACGCTTGCTCTTTTCTTAGTTTAACGTACGTCTGGAATAATGCTTTTGAATCTTCAACTGTATGGCCTAAGCGAATCATTTCGTTTAAGAAACGAGTTTGCGACGTGCCAGCCTCTAACGTAGCGACGTCTAAATTATCAAATTCACTTGCAACGTCTTTAATTGTTCTTTGTAAATCGTCAGTTGAATCGTTAACCTTTAAAAGATAAGTCCGTGCCTCCTCTGAGGATTCAGAAAGCGTTTTAAATGGGTTCATTAACTCGACAACCTCGCCAAAATTGCGCATTGTCGAAATGACGTTATTTAGGTCCTTAATAAACCAATTTATAAAGCCGCTAGAACTGTCTCCAATGTTTTTAAATAGTTGGGTTATATTATCCTCTAAGTTTGAAATCTGGCCGCCTGTCGTCTTGGAAATAGCCTCCATTGATCCAGCAACGCCTTCCAAATTACCAAGGCCCAATAAATATTCTTGTATTGCTTTATCGGATTTTTGTACCTCGGTTGTAATTCCTTTAAAAGTGAATTGTACAACGTCTCCTTGCGCCGATGCTTTAATTCCAAACTCCTTTAAACGCTCAAACTCACCGCTTTGCGCGTCAAGAATTGCTTCGGTTAACTGGTCAAAAGATTTGCCTACAGAACTTGCAAGGTCACCCATTCTGCGCATTTCGTCCATCGTTGGAATAAATCCACGGTTGGACAATTTTACAAACGCATCGGTTAACTCATTTACTTGGAAAGGCGTGCTACTTGCAAAATTTACGATTTGGTCCATCGCAGCCTTTGCCGCTGAATTGCTACCTAGAGCGGTCGTTAAAACCGCCTCCATTTTTTGGAATTCAACTGTAGTATCTAGGATTTTTTTGCCAAGATTTACTAACAAATCAACCGTGAAAACCGCCGCCATTGTTTTGCCAACCTCAGAAAAGGCGCTGCCCATTTTCTTAGTAGACTTAACCGTTTCGTCGTTGCTTTGGCTTATACTTTTGTTTACGTCGTTAACCTCAGATTTTAACTCAGTCATCGACTTGTTAAACTCCTTTAGTTGCGCGACTATATCAACGTTTAATTTAGCGCTCATTGTATTTTATTAGTTATCGTATCAAAGTTGGCCTCTTCCTCAAATTTAAGCGTTTGCCATTGTAGTCCAATTTCGTATGCCTTAGCGACCTCGGCTTTGGTTGGAATTTTAACCGGCTTGGCATCCAATAGCGGAATCTTCCAGAACTTTTCAGGCTTACGAATTAGGTCGCCTTTCTTGGTAACGTTAACGTTGTTTAACTGCACCCAAAGTGATCTAAACAAATTTTCCTGTTTGCTTTCGCGCATTTGATGGCCGTAAGCAATCGACTGGTATTCTGCAAAAGACATAAAATAAAAGGAGTTAGGATCAAGTCCCAACTCCCCGATTGCATAATGCCAAACCTCGTTAAATGTTATTTTTTTTTTGAGCCGCCTTCTTGCTCTGGAACGTCTACTTTAGTAATTGCCGATAAGCCAAACATAATAGTTTGCATCACCTTGCCAAGTTCCTCCGGACTGGTCATATCGACCCAGTCCAAAATATCGTCGTAAGTTAAATCCAATTCTTTGTCTTTGTAAATCGCCTCCACATAAAGAGCCGAAAAGACAAACTTTGCAATTGATTTAATTTGTGCAACGCCTGGCGTTGTTAGTTGCTCAATCGTCGCTTGGACGTCATAACCGAGCGTTTCGCTAAAATGGATTAAGGCGCCCATCCCAAATTTAAGAGGATAGGCGCCACCATTTATTTTAACTGTTGTTCTGCCTGTGTAGTTCATACGGGCAAGTTAGCAAAAATTAAGTACTTGCTGGTACTACGGTTGCTTTAAGTAAAGGACCTTTTCCGGTAAATTCTACGGAGTAAGTTACTGCGGCTTCCATTTCAGCGCTGACGCTAATAGATGCAACGCTTGCGTTTCCGTAAAATACCAAGTCTCCAGTTACATTGGTAGTAAATTTCAAAGCAACAACAGTACGACCGCTCAAAAGCGTGTAAATGTCGCCAACGTTGTTGGTATCGTCAAATGCAACCAAGCCGTCAGTTGAAACTGACCAATCGCGTAGGCCAGCAATGTGATCTGCCCAACCTCCGTCGTCTTTGCAAGTTGCATCTGCAAGGTCAACGTTTACGGATAATTCAGAAGATGTTGCGCAGCCAATCATAACGTTATCAAGGTAAACGTTTAGGAGCGTGCCGTTAAATTTGCCAGTTGTAGCCATATTTTTGAGCGTTTAATTCGATTTTTTTTTTAAAAATAAAAGGTCTTTAAATAAATGCAAACCTATAATTAATTATTTGGCTTAAACATTTCGCATTTAGTCCCGCACGGCTCGCTTGGCTCTTTTGTAAAATATGGCTGCCAATCCGTTGGCGGTGTTGTGTAGCGCAAGCAAAGGCTTTTTAATTTGCAGCGCTGCGGTTTGCATTTGGTAATATCTGCCATCAAGTATAAATCAAATAATTCGAGTCTTGATCAATAATTTTTTCGAATAATTCGTCAACAATAAAACGCTCGGCTGGCAAAGTTGATTGATACAACTCACCAACACCGCGAAAATTTATCGAGTAACTCGCAACGTTTTCCATTTCTGCGGAATTCGTCAACGATTCGACCATTGCCAAACCTAGTAAAGTGTAATCCGTCTCGGCGCCAATTGACAACCAAACGCGTTGCCTGTTTTTAAACACCTCGTAAAGGTCGCCATAGGAATAGCCGTCGTAAATAGTTAGCGCATCGGACGATAAAGACCAAGACCCTATTTTGCTTATATGGTCGGTAAACATTCCGTTAGCGTTGGAAACAGAGTCCAATTTTTCCATTTCAACGCTAAGTTGGTAAGCCTTTGACTTGGCAATTATTTGCTCGCCAACAATTACGAAAAGCGTTGATCCATTAACCTTGCCCATCAATCCAATTTTCAATCGTTAAAATTTCCCGATGTACAACGTTAGTGTCGGTAATACTTGAAAGGCTAGTTTGCTGGATAAGTTTAGCGGTTACAATTTTGCCGACGTCTAGCAGCAAATAGTTTTCTGGATAAAGGCAAACGGCTTGCAGTATTGAGTCGGCTATGCTATCCGCGTCTAACCTACCATAGGGAGCAATCGACGCCGTAACCACGTCCAAAACGATTGTAGTAACGTAATTATATTGCTGGTTGTCTTTGTCGTCCGCTTGCGTCTGGTTTCCAATTAAAATATAAGGAAAAGGCGCGTTATCAGGCGCAAAAGTATCGTAACAAGGGACCGGTTGCCCCTTATAAGTAATCGTATTGTTTAGCGCTTGCCAGTAAGCCTTGCGAACAAATGCTTTAATATTTCTCATTTTTCAAATAATTTTTTTAACGTTCGCTCAATATTTTTCGGCAATTCTTGGCGTTGCTTCCATACCGCCGGATAAAAGAAAGGTCGTGCTGGTAAATTGACTTCCTTAATTCCAGCACCTTTGTACTGAGCCGCGAAATCGCTTAATTCGTTAGGTACTTTTACACGGCTGCCAGTTCCAAACTCAATATAAGGCGAATACTCAGCGCCAACCTCCACGCCTCCAGTAATCTGGTTTTTAGTTGCCTTTATTGGCGTTGATTGTATGCTATTTTTTAGCGCTCCGGTATCAACTGGCACGTCGCTTGCCGCGTCCGTCTCAATTGAAAGCATCGAGTCCTCTATTTCCGCTCGAACATAGTCCGCAACCTGGCCCTCCAAGTCTTTTAAATACTTGTAAAACGCGTTTAAACTTTGCTTATTAAATTCGATACTTAACATTATTCCCTTTCCATTGCTATAATTCTAATCATTCGGTCATATTCTAGCGCGTCAATGAATGAGTCGATTATAAACGTTTGACCAGCATAAGTTATATGCATCGACTTACTAAGTGTAACTAAAGGATTGTCTCTTATAATTATTTCCCATTGGTTTTTTATAACCATTTGATCCTCGGAATTTTGACGACGTCCGGACAAGTTGGTTACTTTGGCCCAACAAGTATAAACTAAACCAGGCGCGGAATAAAAACCGCCGTAACCGTCTGCGCTAAGGTTTGAATTTAAAAACGAAATGCGTTCCCGCAAATCGCCCGCTTTAATTTCCTTATTAGTCCTCACGCTCCAAACCAGTTATAAGTTTTATATGGCATTAACAAGGCTTTAACACCTAAAGGCGACTCAATGGCCTGTAAATCGCTAAAGTCCTCGCGGCGTTCGTAAAGCGTGTTTACCATCATTTTAATGGCTAGTTTAATATCCTCTGGAACAACCCCAAAGCCAGCGGTATAAACCAACTTAAACTTGTAACTTTGAGCGCCGCCAAGAATTACAAGTTTTGGAAACAAGCCAGCGTTTACCTGGTAAGTTAATGGCGTTTCAACGCCGTTTTGGTCTAGCGTTACGCATTTACTAATATTTAACTCGTTTGTTAGCGGACCGTAAGGCATTTGGAATTGATATGGGTAAGTAAACGAGGTAATAGTTACGGTCTTAGGGACAATGCATTTACCAGTATACGACTCGCAATGTGTGCGCGCCATTGTTATTAGGCTAGTAATTAATGCGTCCTCGCTAAAGCCGTCGATTCTCGCGTAATCTTTTGCTTCTTGCAATGTAATTGGCTCAGTAACTGCGCCAGTTGCTAGTTGTACGGAATAGCCAGTAAATGATCCGTTGCTAGGTGTATAAAGTAAATCACTCATTATAATCTCGTTTTGCTTTGTCAACGATAAAGGTATAAAATGCTTCCAATTCTTGGTCTTGGTATTTTAGCCGTTCGTCTGCCAAGTTGCGCATAATGTTTTGGTGAAAGTCGTAAAGAATTTCGTCTGTCATTAATTCCTCAATTTTCTTAGCCATTCCGTCTAGGTCGTCGCGGTCAAAGTAAAGACCAGCGGAGCCAAGGCATTCTTTTAATCCGTCTGTTGGCGTGCAAATAACTGGCAGCCGATTAATAGCCGCCTCTAACGCTACACGTCCGTAACTCTCGTAATCGCTTGGCATTAAAACAATGTTAGACTTGCCATAAATCAAATGAATGTCAGGCGTTTGCGGAACGTACTTTAAATTTTTATAAGTGTCGTCAATTATCTGCTCGCCGTAACTACCTAGCACACCAAGAAATTTAATTTTAGGCAATCGCTTGGCAAGTTCCACCAGTATTTTGCCTCCTTTGTTTTCGTTGCAATTAATAAGCGTAACGTTCTGCCCGTGCTTGCGGTTATATTTTACGTCGTCTGGGAAAATCGGAGGTTTGCAAACAATTGACGGGTTAGGATAAGGACCACCGCCTACGTTTTTCTCGTTTGCTTTGTTGTTATAAACAACCGAAATATTGGCTTGCCTTGCTCTCACAATTCTGTAATCGTGGTCGTTGTGGCTAAGGAAAATCAAATGCTTTTTAAAATGCCTTGCCCAATTAATTGCAACGCCTGTATTATCTAAATGGGTAAAGACAACGTCGGCATTACTTAGCGCTAAAAAAAACTCATTGGAATAATAGCCGGTTATAAATTTTATAAACGCAAACTTTTCGCCGTCTGGATAAATCTGGTTTTCTGGTAAAATTACCTCGATGCTGCATCCCTTTTGATGCAAAAATTTGGCGTAGTGCTGAACGGTCCACTCGGCGCCCGAGTTATGCGTTCCCGCCCACGCGTGTACAAAAAAAACTACATTCATAAATTTTTTGCTTTGGTTTTAGTAAACCTATTGATTTTTAAATAAATAAAAAAACCCGCACTACAATAGTGCGGGAATTTTCAACTAAAACTAACCTATGAAATTAGTTACCAGAGCCAGATGCAAGAGCCGCAGCAAATGATCCGTAAACGATTGACTGAGAAGTGTAAACTGCCAAAGCAATTCTTTCCTCAACGCGTACAGTTACAAAGTTTTTAGTTACGTTGTCAGCATCCTGCTCAAAGAATTCAAGCGTAATGCCCTGACGTACGAACAACTGAGAACCAAGCGCCAAATCTCCAACGAAGAAATCGCCAGCAACAACGCCATTAATTGCGTAAACTGGAACGCCCATAATGAACATTTGACCTCCAGACATTGACACATAAGACGGCAACACATAAGCGCCAGCAGTTTCTTTGGTAGAAACAAGTCTCAAGTAATCAGTTGGGTTAATCATAATCGCGTTTGGAGCGTATTCGTTTTTGGTTGTTTGAACAACCGCAGCAGCCAAAACGTCAAATCTGTTGATTGTAGAACCAAAAGAAACGTTTGTATATGCAGACCCGTCAGTTGCGAAACCGTGCAAGTTTTGACCGATTCCAGACCCGTAAAGGATTTGAGTATCTTCAACGTTCAAAAGTTTGCTTGGCGCACGGCTAGAAAGGTAAGCAATCAAGCCTGGAGTATCGTCCAACATCTCCTTAGTCAATCTCATAAAAGTAGGGATTGTACGGATAGAACGATCTACTGCGGTCAAATCAAAATCAGATTGAGGCTTTGGTGAACCTTGTGCAGTTGGAACCGCAGCGTTATCGTAAGCGCTCTCGCGTACGAAACGGATAAGGTTGCTAGAGGTTTGTCCAACTGGCAACAACTGACGAACGTTTACTTTTCTGTTTGGAGTAAACTTCAAATCTGGAACGCGGTCCGCTGGGATAACTTCGCCAGAATAAGAATTGGCAATTGTCATATCGCCACCCTTCAATTCAAGGTCCAACTTTACCTTGTTAGCGTTTCCGCTCTTGTAGTTTCCGAAAGCGTCAGATGCAAATGCTTTCTCTAGTTCGCTAGAGAAAGAATAACCTTTCTGTGCGCTTGCGAAACCCGCTTGCGTTCTTGCGTCTACTTGGTCAAGTTGAGCCTGTAGCGAAGTTGCTTTTTCGTTTAGTTTTGCGGTTTCTTGAGTCAAATTCTTTCTGAATTCCTCACCCGCTTCTTTCATTGACTTAACGTCGGAAATCAACGCTTCATTGCCTTCCAATTTAGCCAATACAGAGTCCAATTGTGATTTAATTGCTTCCATTTTGTTGTTAAATAAATTTTTTAAGTTTAGGTAAATATTCAAACTCTAAAGCCATTGCCAAACTCGGGTCTTGCTCAATTATGAATTGACTTGCGCCGGATTCCTCTTGCGTAACTGGGTCTAAATGCAAGGACTTTAAATGTTGTTCGATTTGCTTTAATGCAATTTCCAAAGTTATTAAACTTTCGTCAGTTAAATCGCCTTTGCGGATAAGGTTGCACATTTTTGCAATCATATCTTCGCTTTTTGGCTTATCCCAACTTTTCAT